TGGCTGCTTGAGCAACATACGGCTTACCAAAGTCAAAACTACTATTGAATAATACTTCAACTCTGTCCATACTAGGATCTGTATAATACCAATCTAGGCTTAAACCTGATCCATTTGTCAGTGTTATACTTGTGCCGCCTTCGGAATTACTTAATTTGAAAGTATTTGTAGCCACCGGAGCGATTACATAATAAGTTGCTCCCTGTGTCAAGCCTAACTGCGTTGTATCATAATATGTTATTTGATCTCCTGCTGTTAATCCGTGATTAGCACTGGTTAATACATTACTTGATATTGCTGTAATTGTCTTAAATGTAATAGGTAATTCTGTCCAATACTGTTGATAGTCTTGTCTATTTGTTCTGCGACCACTTACTTTATTTTCTAACACGCCCATAATACTTGACGCGATAATTGTAATAGTATGATTAACACTGGGTTCGGCATTAACTACATCTAGGTCTTCTTGAACACTAAAATTACTAATGATGCCGGTAAATCTTCGGTATATTTCACCTGTTATTACTTCCTGTGTTGTGTAATCAAAGAACGCACGATAAATGTTTATTTCACCACCTTTGATTGGTTGTCCTAGTGTAGCAGCAATGTAAGTTGGAGGAATAGCACTTAAACTTACTTGTATTTCATCATTGGCATTTGAAATATTACTTTGTATTTCACTGACTTGTAAAAATCCTGCCAGTGCTTCATAAGTATTACCACCATAACTTACTGATTTATAGCAATTACTGATATAATAAGTTGTGCCATCTAATGTTAAATCAATAAGAACGCCGTGTTCAATACTGCGTTCTGTATCTACTGCTGTAATAGTTGTTGTCATAATATTTGCTCAATCAATTCAATATCACCTGTAAGTTCTACAAGTTGTCCAGGCAGATATCTAACCTGCGGAAGTTTTGCTACATTGACCACGAATTGTGCGCCACGAGCTCCTACTAATACTGCTGTGTTTGTGCTTACTGTGCCGATAAATCCTCTATGAATCGGCACGCATACTGTGGGTGTCGATGTTGGACCTGTTCCGTCGAATACTATACTGCCTGATGTACAGGCTGTTGTGCTTTGAATAATAATATATGTCGGACTTGGTATAGCTGCGATATAAGTTAAACCACCAAAACTACCTGTGTTAGTGCCATTTTCTGTGATAATTTGTCCTACACTTAGTCCTGCTGTTGATGTAATACCTGTAATACTTGTTCTAGTTGTTGTTGATACGAAACTTACATTATTGCCTGGGAATACTCCTGTAACTGATGGTTCTAATAAAACAGTAACACCTGCGGGTTGTATAGTTCCTGAAATTGCTGTGGCCGCTGTTGGAATAACTACATCTGCTGTAGCGATATATGGAGCACGATAACCGCTAACACGAATATAATCGCCATCCTTAACCAAATATGTTCCTGCGGTAATTGTTGTTGAATTTGCGTTAGTTAAACATATCATTGCTCCTGATGTTGCGCTGGTTGCCGCATAACTATCTATAGCGTTATTACCATTAGCATCTGCATTACCTTGATAATTTACCATCCAACTATTACCTAAATCTGCTTGGAATGTTGTTGGGTCTATATTGTTTAGATAAAATCCGTGCGGCAAATATTTGTCATTATCTAATAATGCGCCAAATACACTTCTATATTCAGCGGCTGTCCATACGGGTTTAGGCGTAATTATAAATCTAAATGGATTTGCCCAGTTGCGGCTGGCAGTGCTTAACCTACCACTGCGACTAATAGTCTGTGCTACTAATTTACTGCGATTAACTTCTACATTAACTGCTGTGTCTATAATTTGTTGTAAGCTCATCTACGGCTCCTTATTGGTAATTGGCGTCTGCCTTGTTCTGCTACATTGTGTATGAATTCTGGATCTCTAGCAACTAAAGTTCTAAAACTGCTTGCATCAACTGCTTGGATGCTGTAAGTCACTGCTGTATTGATAACCTGCGTTTGACTACCCATACCTCCTAATTTATCATTAGGAATAATACGCCCGGCACTTTGTGGCACGAATAATTCAGGCCCACGCTCGCCTACAATACTTGGTTGTCCTACTGGAGGAATACCGCCATTGGCAAATCCAAATATACTGCCTATGCCTTTGAACAATGTGCCGAAACTAAATCCGCCTCCACTGCTGTTGCCGCCTCCCATGTCGAATATACCTAGCAATGCTTTTTTAGCTTGTATTCGAGCAAAGTCGGCGATCAAACTATTAGCAAGATCTTTGAATGATAATTTACCAGTTTGCACTAACTTAACGAATGCGTCTTCGAATCCTCGTGTAAATGTATCAAAATATGTTTTACTCTGTGATGCGGCATTTTCAGCATCATCTTTGTATTTGATAAACGCTTGTTCCCATCCTGTGCTAAATTCACGCCCTTTGTTAATTAATGCTTGTGTGCTGGCAATTAAAGCTTCATTGGCTGCTGTTACCTGCGCGGATATTTGAGCAATTTCACTGGCACTAATATTTTCACCGGGCTTTAATAACGCTTTGCGTTTGGCAACTTCCTGTGCGACTAATAATTCATTTTGCGTTCTTAAGTCATGAATACGCTGTTGATCCGCTGTCATTGTCAGCTTGGCCAATTCACCTTGTAATGTAATGGCGTTTGTCATTGCTGTATTTTGTAAATCTAATAAGAACAATCTAGCGTTTTCTTCTTTGGTTGCGGCATTTAACTTAACCTGTACATCAAGCTGCCCTTCCATACTCTTACGAACTTTTTCACGGATTTCTGCTTCTTTTTCTGCTCCAATTGGTTCTTTACCTGCTTTAAGTTGTTCTCGTTTAACTGCGGCATCTTCTTCTAACTTAATCTGTCTTTGTATTGCGGCGATTTTTCTTTCATCTTCGCTCATACTAAATCCGGCAATAGCCATTTCGATATCTAGTATGCTATTCATTGCTTTAGTTTGTAAATCAATGAAATATAATCGATCTTCTTCTATTTTTCTAGCCTTTTGTACTCGACCTACATATTCTTCAATATTTGTCGCTTGTTCGGCTGTAAGTTTTTTAACTTTGGCAATTTCAGCATCGATAATGCCTAGGTTTGCTTTTTGTTCTTCAGTACCTTTAGCCCATTGTGCTCGTGTTTCAAGTAATTGCTTGATTGTATCGCCTTCTTTTTTGTATAAATCGGCCAATGTTCTAGCTAATTCTATCTTATCCTCGCTGGCACCAATCAATCTAGCATCTAGAGCTAATGTTTGTAATTGTTGATCATTATTGTACGCATAACTATCACCAATTTTGCGAATTTCTACGGCTAATTTGCTTACTCTATCTTTATAATCTGCTATGGCTTGTTGTTGTTCATCCCAAGCCTTTTTCATTTTCTCGCCTTGTTCCTGCTGTGCCTTTAATGTTTCGGCGTTTCCACCGCGGCCTGCTCCGGCTCCTGGTGCTTCACTAGGCTTTAATCCTAAATATTCTTTGGCAACCTTTAATAATCCATTAAATTTTTCTATCAAATAATCTACAGGACTAAAGTTGAATATTACTTTGCTTAAGAAATTTATAGCTTCGATGACAGTGTATATAATTCCAACTACGCCGGCTAATCTTAAGAATCCTTTAGCCAATGCACCTAGGGCAAATCCCACGCTGGTCAATCCACCATATGCTGTGGGCAATAATCCAATAGCACGACCCAAGTTAAGAATGAAATATTTTAAGCTATTAACAATAATGCCAAATTGTAATCCAAACCACGCTAACACGCCACCTGTTGCTGTGGCGGCTGCTGCCATTCCACCTAACAACCCATTAATCATACTAATGCCTTTGAATAAGGCAAACGCAGCCACTGCGGCTAATACTGCTTTAACTAAACTTTCAAATGCTGTAACGGTAATATTAACATTTTTAACAATGTCGTTTAACGGTTGTGCTACACGCAATAACGCATCGGTTAATTGACCGAATTGTTTTTTCATATTCTCGCTGGCATCTGCGCCTGACTTTAATGCTGACACCGTTTCGGGACTTATATATTGCGCTTGTGTTGTTTGTTGAACACCGCCGAAACTTACACCTTTTGCGGCTTTACCGAATAAATCTGTTTGCGTTCTAATCTGTGCGGCTGCACTACTTAATCCAGCGATACCTGCTATACTTTTCTTAGTAAGTTGTTCAATGCCATTCTTATTAAGATCGTCTATGGTAATACCAATCTCTTTGAATGATTTTAATGCGCTGTCATTACCTGATCGAGCTGCTGCTACTGCTTCGGAGAATTTTAATAAACTATTTTGAGCACCTTCTGCTGTACCGCCATTAACTTCAAACGCACGACTTAATCCTAATATAGTTTCAATACTAATATCTGTTGTCGTTGCAATATCTTTAACAGCGTTGGCAAAATTATTTGCTTGTTGAATAGCTGTGGCACTGACTAAACCTGCTATGGCAGTTTTTAATCCACCAATTCTAGATATTAAATTATCACTGACTAAATTAATATTATTCAGTGATTTGGTTGTATTACTAGCAAACTTTTGCGTGGTAGCATCGGCGGCTTTTATATTCGCGATATACTGTTTGTTATCTACTGTAATCGCTACACTAATATTACTAGCCATCTTAAATTCCTTTCAATCTGCGAGTCACTTCGTCTTGAATCGCTTTTTCTGTTGGAGCAATGATACCTTGACCTTTTGTCTGCGGACTCCAGTTATCTTCTAAGCGTTGAGCATAAGGATAATTTGCAATCACGGTATTGCCTCGTAGATTAGTATTTCTACGGGCATTACCATCACGATAAGGTGTTTTTTCCTTCATAGTCGTTTCAGCGAATTGATGCAAATCATCTAGGGCGTGTAATGCCTTGGTCATCTGACGATTAAACTGCGTTAAATCAACTCTTACCATTTTTAGATTTAGTCCTATCTAGCATTGCTTGCAAATCGCTTTGCTTATATTCCACTGGTGCTTTTTTATCACCATTCATTGCTCGCTCTTGAACGGCGTTTTTGTAGCCTATAGCTGTATCCGCAATAAAGACATCAAATGTATTAGCGCGAGTCATAACTTCACTAGGAAGTATTCCGTACCTTTCACTTAATGTATCTATTAACATAATCATACTAAGTTCTACGCTACCTTCTGGTATCTGCTCCTGTGTTACTTTCCCAAGCGTTCTACCACCGCTCCAATTACGGTCATCATTACATCGTTAGGTAATGCCTCGCCTTCTTTAACGGCTTTATTTCCCTTTTCATCGAGAACTAAATCATTGACCATTTTAATCATTTCGCCGTAATTGTCTTGACCCAATGTCGCCATTTTTACGAATTGGTCGATTGGTTGTCTATCCATAATCCAAAATTCTAGCTCATCACCATACTTTTCTTTAATTTCAGGTGTGCTTAATGTAATTTTGATTAGTTGTGGCTTGCTAGCCAATTGTGTTAAATTTAACGCCATATCTTATTTTCCTTCATATCTGTTTTTTAAGTAATGTATTGTAGTCAATACGAACCTTAATCTTACTTCTGCTTGTTCTAGATCTTTTTTAGCACAGCGTATCTCACTTAAAGATTTTGCTGTTTCCGCTTCTAGACTTTGATAAATTTCTAAATCTGTTTTATTATCAAATATCATAATGACCTCCAAATCATTGTAGTTATTTATGTATTATTTCATCCATAGAAAAAGGACCCGAAGGTCCTTAATCACTTCCCATCCCTGAGAATATTATGCTACTGTGTAGTTACCTGTTACAGTTAATGTAACTGGAGATACCCATACAGGTGCGTCTGCACTAACTGTTGGAGCCAAGCCAGTAATGTAAGCAACACCTGTTAAAGTTTTGCCTGCACCGCCTGTGCTTGTATCACCCATATAAAGAGTGAATTCAATTTGACGCTTGTTCTTGCTTAGACCGAATATACCTTCTTTTAATGCGACATCAGTGCCTGTGCCTGTGCCGAAGAAAGTTGCTTGCTCTAAGACAACATTCAAACTAATGTCGTTAGTTGCAGTTGTTGGGACTTGTAGTTTTGACTCTTGGTCAAGTTGAGTCCAAGTGAATACATCCGTCGCGTTATTAACAGTGATGTCTTGCATCGCTGGAACTAACAAGCCGGAAGTATCACCTGTTACGCGAATTGCTAGAGTTGTCTCTACATTTTCTACGCCTGGTGCTGGAAATATGAAAGCCATATTATTTTTTCCTTATGCTAAATTTGTGAATCTATACTCACCTTCATAGATAATTCTGTCATTTTCTATTGTTGTGGTATAATCAAACTGGCGTTGCCAAACGCCAGTGATGGTAGTGATATCTTTAGCACTACCGAGGATTGTTATCGCTGAATCTAAGTCTGCGTTTTTGTTTTTCGCGTCCATGCTAAGATACCATCTAACAGTGGTTATTCTAGCATTGATTGTTAATGATCCCAATGTAGGAAACAATTCAGCTTGTTCGGTATTAGGTTCATCTAGATACACTCTACGAGCGTTCTTAAGATATAAAGGATTAGTTCCTTCTTGCCATGGCAGTTCCTGACTGGTTTTAATATCACCAGTTAGTTGTGCTGTCAAATAAGTTAATAATTCTGTTCTCATCTTGTACGAACTCTATTTACGAACGCAGCCATCTTGTCTGCTGTATCAATGGTGCCATTTTCGCTGAAGTCATACCAGTCGCCTGCTTCAATAACTTCGTCGAACAATACATTATAGCTGTCCTTATAGAACTTAATTTTCGCAAATTCAGCACTATCTGGATTACCAAAATCAGCAACCGTAGGGTAAATGTATTCGAATAATGCGAAATATACATTTAAGTCTATGAATTCCTGTGTTCTGGCTAATATATAATCTGGATTAACATTAGGTAATAGGTTAGGATTTGTAATCTGTGCCATCTTACGCTGATATTCTCTCCACCAGCTTGTGTTTCTAATTTGTGTTAGAATACGCTGACTGGCTTGTTCTAAGTAATCGTTGATTTCGGCTTCTGTTAAGTCTTCATTTGCTTCAAAAACACGACTATCACGCTGAGTGACATCTTCATAAGTTGCGAAACTTACGAATGTTTTATAACTGTATATAAATTGTTTATTCATTGTGATAGTCCTTTAGATTAATTTAGCAATTAGATGCTTGAGTCATATGCCAAGTAACGGCCATAGTTATTCTGTAGAATACCTGTGCCATAGTATGCTGAACATACAATATCATCACCTAGGAAACTAGCACGACGCTGTGTTTCGATGCTGATATCACCGATTAGGCCTAGGCCCAAGCAATCACGATGGAAAACAGCACCATTGTAATCACCAGCTGTACCAGTGTTAGCAATGTTAGATGTTTCATAAACTGGGATACCAGCTAACATACCAACGAAGCCCATACGCATAGCTTCATTAGTTACATCGCTGTAAGCACCGGCTGTATATGGAGTGTTACCTTGAGTTGTCAAAGCAGCCTTCAAATCATACGCGATCTCCGGATGAATAACGCAGACCATACCTTCAACTGGAACTGCTGCGGCACGCAACTTAGCAACAGCTTGGAAGATTGCGGCTGCTGTGATTTGACCAGTGTTGTCACCGAAACCAGCGTTCAAGTTTGTGAATTGTGCTGTCAAGTCTAGATCGATCTTACGAGCAATCGCTTCACCGAATAATTTACCTAGGTCTGCTACGACATTACTAGCAGCACTTGTACGAGCCAAGTCTGTCAATAATGTACGGATAGCAACTGGGCTAACTGTTAATTGTGCTGTGTTTGTGCTTACTGCTGTGTTAGTTACTTCATCACCTTCTGTGATTGCGGCAGCTGACTGTATCGGATAAATCGGAACATTAACATGCTTACCTTGACCTGGTGCCAAGGCATAATTCTTTACGAGACCACGCATAATGGATCTCTCGCTTGCTACGAACATCGCTTCCTGAATAATTTCAGGTAATAGATCGTTCAAAGTTGTAGTTGTACTTCCTGCCATAATATATTCTCCTTAATGAATTTTAGGCTAATCCCGCAGTTTTTCTATAGTCTGCGTAGATTTTTCTGTGCTCGGGATTTTTCATATCTAGACTCTTAATATCTAACTTCTTACTAGTATTGCCACTGACATTGCTTTTAGTATTAGTTGTTGCCGGTGCTGCTGACACGAAATGCGGATTGTTTTGTAGCCACGACTGAACGAAACTATCCACACTCACGGGCTTACCGCTGTCGTCGTAGCGAACAACACCTTTTTCATCTAATACTTCAACTTCGCCATCCTGATTAAGTCTAACTTGATTACGAATCAACGCTTTAACTTGTTCTGGATTAACAGCACGATAACGAGCTGCCGCATCTACTATAGGAGTTTCCACTTTGAAACTTTCTATGATTTTATCCCTCTTTTGAATTTCTGCGTCCTTCTTGGCCGCTAATTCTTGAATTACCGCATCGAACTGACCACGCTTTAATTGTTGTTCCTGTTGAATCTTCTGATGCTCGCTAACAATTTGTTTTAGAGTTTCAGGATCACCAAGCTCTTCATATTTGGATGCGTATTTCTTTTCTAACTGTGTTTTAGTTTTAGCTAGAATTGCATTAACTTCATCCTGCGTAAATGTTTTTACGGTTGCCTGATCATTTTGAGAGTTATCAGTATTCTCTGTGTTGCCAATGTTTTGTTCAGTCATTGTATCTGCGCCTCTTTCTAGAGTTAAGTTTTTTTGGGAGATAATTCTCCCTACATTATATTTATATTTTTTTAATCTTTATTCTGCCATGGGTTCCCAAGCAGCGCACCAGTATGTAGCTCTTACAGGAGCGTTGTTCCAACGCTTACATAATCCTTCTAAGTAATAACCGCAGTTCTTACAATTTTCACTGCCAGTTGCGAGATCATAGGCTTCTGGTAGCTCGGGACTAATAGGTTGTCCATCAGGATATACCCATTTAATTTCTTCTTCATTAGGAGGTGCTACGCCTTCTTGTTCTGCGTATTCTTCTAATAATTCATGCTCGGTACTTTCAATGTCCAGCGTTTCCATAACTTCATTTTCGATGAGTGCTAGTTTAACTGGATCTTTGACTATCTCAGATGCTGTCTTTAATTGACTTAATTCGTTGTCTTTATTGTGTAGCGCGAAGTTGTCAGGATATGTTATTTCACCATCCCATGTATAACCCATATATGTATAAACTATTTGCCATATTTGTTCTTCTGCTAGTTCTAGATTATCGGCTATACTTGACAACTTTGCGTTAAGCAGCTGAAATTCCGTCTCGATCGCTATCCCTGACATTGATTTAGTTTCTGTGACGCGAACTGCGCCGACATTACCCATTGAATCAATCATCTTTTTACGATTGTTAATACTGTTGTAAATCTTATCTATTTGTCCGCCTTCGAACTGTAGAACATATGGTTTCAAATTCGGATCCAAATTCTCTTCCATTGTAATAACTTGACCAGCAGCCGCACCTTGTGCGTTTGTGCCTGCTGTGGCCACTAGACTTGGATGAGTGTCTAGTCTAATGCTGTCATATACTTCAGCAAGTTCATTGTAAATCATACGCTGTTGATCCGCGATATCGTCGATTAAACTATTGCCCAATCCTCTTACTGGACTGCGTTCTGCGTAAGCACATACGAATGGTAGATAACCTAGACCATTTACTTCTTCTGACATATCTAATACAATTTCTTGTTGTGTATCAACTTTATAAGTTTTAATTGTATCATAGCCCCATTCTTTAACAACGGTTTCGGTACCATTAACTTCTTCAACATACTTAATATATTCTAATTGATAACCGCCATTAGGCTGACGGGCCCAACGCCAGTCTGTGACTGCTAATGGATTATACATTGACAAATAAGGGCGTGCGCCTAATGCTTGTTCATCTGCTAGTGTGATAGCGCCTACATTGGGCTTTGCGCAGGCTATCCATACATGTCCGAAAACACTGCTCCATGTTGCTACATCTTTCATAAACGCATCCATACTGCGGCCATCTAGATCAGCGTCTTCTAATATTGCTTCAATCTGTGGATTATTTTCTAATACGCCGAATTCTCTATGTGGTTTTTCTCTAAACAAGAAACTAATATACAATGAAATTAAACTGCGGCATTGATTATCTAATGGCGTATTGTTTAATCTAACTGCGTATTCACCATCACTTTCTAATGCGTATCGTTGTAGATACGCACCTTCGCGATAAGCCTGGCCGCCTGTGTAGCTTGCCAAAAGAAATTGCCATCTTAGTTGATTGCGACTATAAGTTGTATTTCCTGCTGTTGCCTGTAAGTAGGCATTTTGAAATGTCATGAGCTCAGCCATGTTGTAATTCCTTTAATAATTTACGGTTAGCGTGTGATTGTTTCATAGCTAAAGATTTCTTTACTTTGGTTTCTTCACTATCAACACGGCCTTTTAATTTTTCACTAAGATGTTTCTTAGTTTCTTCACTATGACTAAACCAAGTTTTATCATAGTTTCTATCTGCTTCACGCACATTATCACCGCATGCTTTTTTAACAACATTGGCAGGATGATACGGTCCTTGATCTCCAATACGAGCCATAACTAATTGTCCAGCCTTACGACCTCTATTAACTATGTCATCTCCCCACCAACTATTCCATTCTTCAAATGTGAATTGAAAATCAATTCCTCTTTTAATGGCAGAGTCTCTTTGACTTCTGTATAATCTAAAATGTGGATGAACTTTAATCATATTTAATGTATTATTTATGCTAATGCGTGTCCGAATCTTTTGGGCACGATTGTTTCTACTTCCTTGTTGATAGGGAATAAGAATTGTATTGCGTATGTTAATGCGTCGAACATGTGATCGAATCCACTATCTTTGTCCGGTATTTGACTATCCTCTTTATAGCAAAACTGCTGAAGACTTTTAATAGTATGCTTACAACGAGGATCAATGAAAAACCTAGTGCTATAATCATCACGCTGAAAAAATAAACTGTTTGCGCTATTGATCCTATCTTTGACCTGCGGATGCTGTCTATGATAACGCACGGTAAATCCAGCGTTTTCAAGTATTTTAATATCGGTATTTCCATTGGCACTTGTCTTCCTTTGTACGCCGGCCGGATCGGGGAATATTGTTATAGGATTGCGAGGATATCTATTTCTTATCTCATCTATTAGTTCATTTGTGTTACTACTGTAAAGAACAATTTCATCTATTTGATGTAAGCCATTGTTTGTTCTACGCATTACGGTACAGCTCATTGGGCTTACATTGAAGTCAGTGCCTAATATTAACGGCTCATTAGGATTTACATCTTCTGCTTGTTTTATATTGTGTGCTCCAAACGCATATGCAATAATGCCACTGAAATTTTCGAATGTTGCCATAAACTCTTGACGAAATGTTCTAGCATCTAGATCTTCACGGGCTTGTTCTACTTCTTCTTCAGGGACATTGCCACCATCTAAAGTTGTAAATTGAAAACTCATCCAATTCTTTTTAGTTGTATAATTGTCAAATAATTCTTTAGCCCAATTCATGCCCTTGGGCGTTCCCAAAAATAATGCGTGCCCTTGTGTATCCGCTAATGTCGGTCTCAAAACCTCGAACCAAGCTTCGCTGTTA